CTTGATCTTGATAACGAAACCTCCAGTATATCTGTTGAAGTACTGAGCAAGATAACCAACTGGTGTATAATGAGACACAGCTGGAGTAACTGCATCAGGAACTACAAAAGAGAAAGGTGAAATATCTTTCTTATAAATTTCAGTGCCAAGAACTTGAGATTCAAGCCATGGAACTGTAACAAACCAAGAGAAAATACTCTTGAGATAATTGATAGACATTTCATCGTTATCTGTGGAAGAAAAACCAGGAGCGACACCAACATGATTATCACTAAAAAGTGACAAAGGCTGAGTATCATCTGCCTGATCTTCATTTGTCATATAAGAATGCGGAAAACGATTCATTCTAACTACCTTGTCCAAAACTGGGGGTTTACTCCAACCTACTGAAGCAGCTATATTAGAAGCTGCTCTAATAGACCAACCAAGGGGAGCACTAACACTAGTTAGTAAAGGCACCTTGGTAAATTGAGAAAACCCGTCAGCAATTAAACTAAGACCAGAAGAAATAGGACCTGTTTCCTTGATTTCTCTATCGAAGAGATCAATGTCACGCTTAAGTTTACGTACACGACCAGCTTGTGATTCAATAGCTGGACCAGGAGCTGGGGGGTAGACGGATGCTGCTGTAGGAATTGTGTTTCCGAACACTTCAACATCTTCATAATGCGCCCAAATGGTATAACTAGCAGTAGTATTACCTGTGGGAGCGTTTAAAGGACTGTATGGATATAAGAAAACTACACCTGGGTCACCAAAATAAGGTGCCGCCAAGTCAGGATTCCAAGCCAATGAAGGATAAGCACTAATATAAGGAATTCTAAGTTGAACTGAAGTATCAGTATTAACATCAAGTTCAACATGATGTAACTGTGTAATTTCAGTCTTAGTAGACCTATGTAGTCCCAAATAATCGTTGATTGGATCCAAATTGGTAGCATCATATAAAGCACCACCAGTTGGAACAAAAGCTAGAACATAACGACCTTGCTGGAAACGATTAGCGTTCACTTGTAAAGTGAAAACTACCGTATAACGCATGGACATCACGCCAGACAATTTGTCAGAAAAAGTTTTATTATATCTTAAAGGAGCTGATGTGGGGAAATTAGGGAAAGTAGCAGCAGTATCAGTGAGAGCTAACAAACCCTGTTGCCAAGGCACAGGTTTTGCTAAGAAACTCTTAACACTAGCTGGAACCCCATCATCAGGTGAGGATAACATAGTATTAGGTAGACTCATAGGCCTATCAAAAGTTGCGGTTTCAGCAACAGCATCATTCGTAGAACGAACTGTTGTACCAACATCTTCTTGTAGGTCCTCTTGTCTATGAGCATCGGTCTTTTTACCGAG